ATACAATCGGCGCGGCTACAGCTCCACAAACAGGAGACTGGATCGACGCGATAACAATCCCAACAGGAAAGTTCTATGAATTCCAAACGAACAAAAACAAAAGTAACTACACAGAGTCGGTAGCAATCGACCTAAACAACGGAACAACATTCTTCAACCAAGTAGTATCTCTTGTTCTTTCAAGAAGAGAGACAACTAAAAGAACTGCAATCGAGAAGTTGGTAGACGGACAAAAACAACTATTAGTAATAGTTTTAGACTCCAATAACAACTACTGGTTATTCGGTAAGGTAGAAGGAGCTTACGTAACTGCAATCGAAGGCGGATCAGGAACTGCAAAAGCAGACGCGAATGGTTATACAATCACTTTCACTGCGATGGAACCAGACCAAGCATGGGGTGTAGACCCAACAATCATTTCCGCAATCGTAGCATAATGATTCCAGATGAGCCGAGGCTTATCAAATAAAAGGAACCCACCACCATCACGGTGAGTGGGTTTTTTTATAAAAAAGAAATAAAACACAATGGCAATATGCAACGCATTATCAGCAGGACTCGCTAAATCCTGCGAGACGAACGCCGGAGGAGTGAACAAAATATTCATAGCAGATTTCATCGATCTGAACCCGACGATAAGCGGCGGCGAAATCACGGCGATACCTGCATCAAACCCTAATGCGGTAGTCTCGACGGTCGCAACGGTGAATATCACAACATCTGGATTCTTAAGAAGTCTGGTATCGGTAACAATACCAGGCGATCTAACATCCGTATTCACGACAGGAAGATGGTTCTACTTCACATACAACGTGATGGCTCTCGACGGAATAACGGTGACAGCAACATACTGGTCTGGATCAGTACTTTCCTCTTCATACAACGCAGGAGCGAACACGACAACAATCGTTCCTGACTTCGGAGGATTCACTCCAATAATAGGACAAGCTTCTGACCCTGCACCGCCGAACACAAATCAAACGGTATCGATATACGTGTTCTTCGAATTCCAGACGAACAAGAACGTCTGCAACTTCACAGAGTCGGTAGCAGTCGACATGAACAACGGAACAACATTCTTCAACCAAGTCGTGACGCTCGTTCTAACGAGAAGAGAGACTACGAAGAGAAACGCAATCCTAAAGCTCGTAGACGGGCAAAAGCAATTGCTGGTAGTAGTGCTCGACTCGAATAACAACTATTGGCTATTCGGCCTCAACGAAGGAGCATACGTAACCGCAATCGAAGGAGGATCAGGAACCGCCAAATCAGACATAAACGGCTATACGATCACATTCACAGCGATGGAACGAATACAAGCATATCAGATAACGGCAGCGGCTCTCGCACCCTATTTATTATAGAACAAAAGAAGGAACAGACCCAGGCAAGACGCCTGGGTTTCCTGTTTGACGAATAAACAAAAATCCATCGAAATATATTTCAGTTATGATAACAATGAATCCAGGAATAAACGCGTGCTACTTCACGCTCAACGACAGGTACGACGAATACGCACCGGCACCATCGACATACCCAGACCTATACTTTGTATTCAAGATCGAGAACAGGCTAAACGGGAATGAAATACTATTCACGCAGGACAAGAACCAGGATCTCGGGGACGGAACCAGATACAACAAATTCCTAATCAGCGTGACGTGCTCAGCAACGGCAAGCGTGGATCCAAACAACGGATTCATCGCCATAGCAGGAGAGAACGAGGACTACCTCGCACAATGGAATTATGAAGTATTCGCTTGTGCGGGACCGATGCCGCTATCAGGAACCGTGTCTATACCAGACAATGCAACATACCCATCCGTCATCGTAGAGGTAGGAAGAATGCTATTCACGGCATAAAAAAAGACAATACAAATGAAGATATTTGGTTACGAACTAAGAAAACAAAGCATGATTCCAGACGTGCAGCCACTGAGCAAAGGAGGAGACGCAGTGGATACATTCTCATTTCAGGCAGTCACAGATTTGCCATTGATAAAAGAGAGCAGACAATACGAGTGGGTGATATACGGAGAAGACAACCTATACCCAGAGTACCTAAAAGACATGTACAACTCGAGTCCTACACACAACGCAATCGTAAAGACGAAGGCACACATGGTCGTAGGAGAAGGATATACGGTCGACGAGACATTCCTTGACGAAAAACAAAAGATAGACGCTCTAAAGATACTAAACGACATCGAAAGAGAAAAGTGGGACCTAAGTCTTGACTACCAGATATACGGAGCAATGGCATTCGAACTAATCTGGTCGCTTGACTTCACCAGAATCGTAGAGGTCAATAGAATCGACGTAAGCAAGCTGAGAAGCGGAAAATACGAAGACGGAAAGATAGAAGAATGGTTCTACAAAAGGAACTGGGCAGACGCGAGAGAAGAAGAGACTTGCATCTACACTCTTGACAGCGCAGACAAAGAACACCACAGACAGCTACTATACGTACCGGGACAGAAGGTAAGCAACGAATACTACGGCGAGCCATCATATCTTGGAGCAATGGACTGGGTCACATTAGAAAGCCAAGTCGGCGTCTACTACAGATCGCTGATAGAAAACGGATTCAACCCGTCAGTCATCATCAGATTCTACAGAAAGCCTGCAAGCCAGGAAGAAAGAGACGACATCGTCAATGGTCTGAAAAGAAGCTACGGCGGCGTCAAGAAAGCAGGAAAGGCAGTCGTGATGTTCTCAGACGGCAAAGAGCTTGCGCCAGATATCACTCCAGTAGACGTACCTAACGTAGACAAGCAGTTCACGGTGATAAGCGACCAGATAACGCAAAAGATACTGACCGGCGAACGCGCGACTACGCCGGAGCTGTTCTCCATAATGGTGCCGGGCCAGCTTGGCAACGGAGACTTCGAGACAAAGGTCAAATGCTTCACGAAGTTCGTAATACAGCCAGACCAAAGAATCTTCGAGGAGGCAATCAACAAAATACTAAGGCTGAACGGATTCGACATCAACTACAAACTGAAGCCATTCACGATATAAAAAAACAAAACACGATATGGATCTCTGGATAAACCAAGAATACATCAAAAAGTTCACGCCTCTCAACGCCAACGTCGATACAGCAGAGGTGGCTCCGCACATAGAGACAGCACAGCTCATACACACAAGAGAGATGCTTGGAAAGAACCTATACGATGACCTAAGCGCCAAAATAAAGGCGAATACGCTAAACGCGAAAGAGACCGACCTTGTCGGAATCCTAAAACAAGCGCTCGCATACAGAGCTGCCGAGATAAGCATTCCATTCCTAAGCATCAAGATTAGGAACAAAGGAACGGTGAAGATGAGCGACCAATTCGCTCAGCCAGCATCGCTCGAAGAAATGAAGTACCTAAGGTCTGAGCTCAACCAGAGAGCAGCCTACTTCGAAGACAGAGCAAAAGACTTCCTGTGCCAGTTCTCTACGGACTTCCCGCTATACACTCAATACAACGACAACGAGATACTGCCGAACTTCAACAATCCGTTCAACGACGAGATATACCTTGACAAGCCAGACTACTGGGACGAAAGAAGATCGAGATACCTGTACGGGCCAAACAGATCATTCCCAGGGAGAGGATACTAAATTATGTGCAAGAATCTCGATAGAATCATAAGGTCTCAAAAGGCAGAACAAAGAGACAGGAACTTCGACTACTTCGAAATGGAACTCGATAGAATCGGATCGCCAAAGAGCGCGTTCATAATCCTGGAAAGCCAGCCGATGACTCCAGAGATGTGGCAAAAGGAAGTCGACGACTACCACCTAATCATCAGAGTCAAATCGCCGAGCAAGAGATACCCAGCGAGACAGAGAGTAACAGCCATACCGTCGATACCAGACAGATTCATACCAAATGACGTATTCGTTATGTGGTCTTACGAAAAGAGAGCAGAGGTAGACGGAGACACAATCATCGCAGGCACAAGAGAGTTCTGTAGATCATTGATAAAAAGAGACTGGCTATACACCCGAGAGGAAATAGAACAGCTAAACGACAACCCGCTCGTCGCAGAGTTAGGACTATCCGTGTGGGAATCAGGAGGAGGCTTCTGGAACGACAACGGAGTCATCAAAGCACACTGCAGACACACTTGGGTCCAAAACCTCGTCAAGAAGAAATAGGATGAAGACATTTATAGAAGCACTCATATTCGGAACACTTACATTCCTGGCGCCGATCCAGGGACTGGTTATTCTCGCGATGCTATTCGTAGGAATGGACACCATAATCGGCATCTACGCATCGATGAAGTGCGGATACAAATTCAGATCAAGCAGGCTATTCAACCTCGCGGTCAAAACATTCTTCTACACAGGATCGATACTGCTCGCATTCCTAATAGACACATTCGTATTCGGAGGAATGGCTCTCGGAGTCAAATTGCTGAGCGCGAAGATATGTACAATAATCTGGTGCTACATAGAGACTAAATCGATGGACGAGAAAAGCCAGATGCTCGGGAACAGGCCAATATGGACGATACTAAAAGAAGCCATCAAGAAAGCAAAGTCAATCAAAGACGACATCAAAAACATAATATCATAAGCCATGCCAATCAGACAATGCCAGATAAACAACGAGCCAGGATACAAATGGGGACAGCAAGGAAAATGCTACCCCTACGATCCTAACGACGGAGAGTCCAAGACAGACGCCAAGAAAAAGGCAATCGCTCAAGGAGTCGCGTCAGGAGACCTCGAAGCGCTCGCGGCGCAGGTAGGAGTCATCAGAGGAACATACAAGTTCGAGAAAATGGCTGCAGAAGTCATAGGGTTCGACTTCGACGGAACGCTAAACACCAGAGCAGGACAGCAATTATGGAAAAACATAGGAGGAGATTGGGTAATCACAGCCAGGTCTCTATTCAACCTTGACGAAGTATACGTCGTGACAGACAGGCTCGGCATACCGAGAGACAGAGTAATCTGGACAGGATCAAACAACGCAAAAGTCAACGAAGTCAGAAGAAGAGGAATCACCACATTCTACGACGACAACAGCGATGTAATAAGATTGCTTCCAGGAATCGGCAAACTTTTCCGACCATAGACACTATAATAGATATACGGGTTGAGAACTTGCTATCAGCCTTTATTCATCTTATCAAATAACAAAAGACCCTCTGAGTTTGGTGACATATTTCTCAGAGGGTCTTTGATTTTATGATAATCTCAAATTCCAAGATGATTTAGAGCGAGAAGACACCTTCTTCACAAGAGCATACTGCTCGTCAGTAACTGGATCGACTCTCAAGCCACAAGACACGAAAACATTCATATCAGCGACTTTGATATCGCAAAGGTCTCTTTTATCAGACCAGTCAGAACCGTAAGTTCTTCTCAAATAGACAGCGGCATCTCTGAAAGTCGCGAACTCTAAACGAGCCAACTTCTTCTTAGCAGCGTGCTCTGCTTGGTCTGCAGCCAACATATCGTCAAACCATTTCTGTGCGTCAAAATATTCATTCATAATCTTATCGTATTAGTTATACAACAAAGATACGCAAACATTAGAGAACCACCAAATCATTCCGAAAAATACTTCGAATCTTTATTTAGACAGCGAGAACGAGGAAGAGTCGACATCACGGCACGCTCCCTCTCGAGAAGGAACTTCCTGAACTCCGACACGGCAGCCTGGCCTCGCAGGGACCTATCACGCTTGAACTGGTCGAACGAATGAGCCTCGATGATAGAGAACGTCCACTCGACGACAGAAGTGCCGAGAAAAAGGCTCTGTAGAGCCGTAGAAGAATGTGAACCCATCCTAATCTGTGTATAGTGGCTATTCCAACGAGAGAATATATCGCGGGACATTCCGATGTAAAAGGATCCAGACGCATGCTCGATGCGATAGATACCAGAGAGCTTAACTTTCATCATATATAGTATATATGAGAAAAGAAGAGACCCCTAAAACGAGAGTCCGCAAAAAGAGAAAGCAAAGAGCGGACCAACTATTCCCAGAAGCGGAATGGCTCGACAACAACAAAATTATCTGCGCCAGATGTCTGGAAGAAAAAGACTACTGCAAAAGCAACAGCAACTTCTGCAGACCATGCTATTCGCACATAGTAAACGTAAGACAGCAGATCGTACTCGAAAGAGAAAGAGTAGACTATATGAACAAATGGAACGTGAAAGACATATACTGCAACA